GTTGACGTTCTAGGAGAATACAATTCTCCGTACCACTAGGCATATGCCTAGAAGGAAAACCTTGAATCAGCCATCTTTCAGGCTGACCCAAGGCCCCAGGTTGGGCCATGTTAACACATAGCCCGTCTTGGTGGTCGCGGCAGAGAAGTGACCCCGAAGTGACTCGACACCTTGTCGGAACTCACTCGGATTCCCGCTTAGGAAAGCTATATAGCTTCCCAATGCGGACACTACTCGTTCTTTTGCTCTAACACTTCGATACTTGAAGTGGTAGCCTGCCCATCCGTTCCCTTTTGGGTAACTGATGTACGGGGTTGCATTGTCGAAATCGGCAATGAAACCAACGTCTCCGAATCCTTCTGGGACCAAGAAACGTAAGTGTGGCTTAACTGCTGTAAAACAGCGAAGCCAAGCAGGTAACAACCGACCATCGCAAGCATTACCGCCATTACGGCGGTGAGCCCAGCGACGAAGGTTGTTAGCATAAAGAAAACAGATTGTTTCGAAATCATGATGATCAGACCTTAAAAATACCGGTCGGACATTGTGAGAATCGAAGAAATCTGCGCCGCAACTTTCCCGAAATCGACCCTTGCTAAAGGTCTTTTCGGGGTTCACGCTAAACCCAAGAAAGGTTAGCGTTCTTGTGGCCAACTCCAGAGCTGCCGCCGGGAAGATAAGGTCATCGCCATAGGCGATAACATTGTCCATCGGGGTATTGAGACATTCACAGACTCCTCTTATTACAGAGAAGAATATGAGCGTCTCCAGCTCAAAGGTATAGCCATTACCCATGCTAGACCATTTTTCAAGGGCAATCTCCTTCCCATCCAGCGAGGTCTTGTCGACCCGGCTGAAATGGAGAAGGTCTGCCCATGAATATGGCAATAATAACCAAACTGCCTCACGGCAGATGGTATCACTAGCAGCGGATAAATCCATCGTACACAAATCAAGCTCAACACCAAGTGAAGCAAGGTGCTGATTATTTGATTGAGTGCGTAGATCAAGACCGAAATGCAATAACTTTTTACGTAATAATGCACCTGCACCGAGCTGACAAAAGATATTTAAGTCAGGCTCAATGCAGATTACGCGATCAGTTTTTGCGTTTTTGGGAACTGTTGTCAACTTAGAAGAGGTACGTATCTTTAAATCACGACACGAATCTCGCCAGACCTCCGGAAAACCAAAAGTCCGGTAGTCAACAACCCTGGGAGTAGCCTCAAGGTAACGAGGCGAAAACTTCTTACCCTGAGTCACCACACCAGAAAGCGAAGTAGTGGCGCCTGGCCCAAAACGCATATTCTCTTCCATGAAGTCCAAGTCATTCCGACTTGGGCATGGACCAAGGATATCTTGGATGATGCGCTGCGTGCGATCAACGACGCAGCGGACATCCCGATCCACGGTATGTGGATCGTCGAGATATTCAGAGATTCTACGGTTTGAGCTTTGGCACTGCTGCTCCGCAGCATAGAACTTGTCGATAGCCACAGATTTTTTGTCAATACCGGTTGGGAGCCTTGGATTCTTGGATAGAATACTAGTTACCAGATAATCATCTGAAAAACTCAGGTGGTCATCGTAGTGACTAGCTTCAATCTTAAGATCCAAAAGTTGGCTCCACTCGTTATTTTCAATCATCAGAGCTACCGCAAGAGCCCGCGGCGTATTGACCTCTTTACAGATTGCTTTCACGACGCTCAACTCGGTCCTAAAGACACGAGAACTATGGTTAACACTCATAGATTTGTCCTAACGGGGTTAAAAGAATCGGGGTCCAATTATTAATACATTGGATCCAGGTCCTTGACCACGCCACGGACTTGGGCATTGTCAAGAGCATTGGCGACATAAGCCGCCAGGTCAGCACGCTCTGCCGCCGTCATCACATCAGGGATTACAAAGTAACCCTTGAAGCGACCGACATAGGCGACAGTCGAGATTCCGTTGACAGTGTTAAGAACCGGAAGGTCCAAATCAATGTCAACGCGATTGGTTGCCCGGCGGCTATTTGCCGCGGAGTAACGAATCGTCAGACGCGTAAAACCGGCAGAAACACCGGAAGTACGTTCTGTGAAAATACTCGATTCGGGCGCTACGCGCTCCGGTGCGAATGACTTAGCTACAGGAGTAGCTGCTCCATTGTTAATGGAAAGGGGTGCGCTAATTTGCGACATATCTACCTTAGTTGACGGATAAGTGCTGCTGCATTGAGCATTTTGGTAAGGTTTAACGATGGCTCATACCGCAAGGTCGGTAAAGGCACTGAAGTACCGGTTGGGAATCGGTACGACAGTGTTTCTTTACAGATCCCGTAGGGAGAGCTCATGAAAAGACCTTTTCCGGAACGCCCTGACTTGGTAGTCATACTCTCCACATAGTAACCCTTTTGGACGACTAAGTTCGTGACTCCGGCCATCGCATCAAGCGAGGACAGAAAATCACCAACATTGACGAACCAATCGATTACAAATGAGTACGGTATGAGCTCCCAAGCCAGCAGAGCAGGGTTTGTAATTCCGACTTCGGACAGCTGTTTAACAGCAGCTGAAGAAATGGTATAACGAGCACGTCCTGTGATCGTTGTATCGATCTTTGTCGACACGACAAAGAGCGACGTAACAGACGTAGTTTGCTGCGAACTAGTATGCTTAACCTTCACGTACCGGGGCGATCCCTCGTCTAACACCTTGGCAAGCGCTTCTGCGCTGCCATAAATGTCAGACATGAGGGGTCGGATTCCGTACTGAAGCTGAAGCCACCGGTTTGCAACTCGCTTCGACTGAACGCCAATAGGCTGCTTCAAAGCCTTTAACAGCTTTTTCCCAGCCTTACCGGAGCGGATACCGCGGATAATCCCCACAACGTCTTTCACGCCTGAAACAAAAAGGTCAGACGTTTGACGATACTCCGCCAAACTTTGCGCCAGATTAAGATTTGAATCCTTAATCTGAGCACGCAGCTTACTATCAATCTTCGACGTGTCAGGGACTGGGCAAGGGGAAGAAATACCTCCTGACCAGTATGTCATCGGCGCTAATGTAATAGTACCCCAATTCGGGGTATCGGGATCGTTGTCCGTGGATCCATACGTACACGACATTGTTTGACTACGGACTTCACGCGCAGTGCCGCCTGCAAATAAATCATTAGGCTTCGCTCGTTTATACGGGATAGGCTTCGTAATTGTGTTATTCACCGTTACGTAGCTACCCGATAAAACTTGCGAGCTATGATCAGATTTGAAGAGGCGATACGCGGGGAGTGCGGAGTAAGCTAATGTCGTAGTTGGCATAGATTCAAGGCGGTCATTGTACCTACATAACGTAGGTCGAGGGGGACCGAGAGCCAGGGAAATCCTG